TTGATCGCCAATAATACTTCCATCTCGTCTTACCTCTGCTGTAGCTGCAACTTTACTTTTGGTTATTGCCATTCCTATTCTCCTTAACCAATCACTTTAATATTCAATATACTATCATTTACTTGTTCTATACCATCTTCATCTAAAGTTAAACTGCTATTCGACCATGCAACTTCGCGGTTGTCGGGATACTTATTATTTAAATGAAAAGGATTATCGGCTTCTTCATTTATATCCATATCCGGTAAAGTAGTTGACTTTTCTATAAGCTGTAAAGCCACTCCTTGTTGTTGCTCCAATATACTCATAACTAAAACAATCTCAAATTATCTTTCATTTCTAAACTTAACAATACATCTTTAAGGTTAGTAGTAGATAAAGTATTTTCTTTAGAGATTCCTCTTAACTTTTCTTCTACCAACTCAATCTTTTCTTTAATCTGCTGATTGTCTACTTTGTCTTTCTTTATAGCAACTTCATCCAGAATATTATCAATTCTTTTCTTCATCCAATTAGAAAAGTTTCTTTCATCCTTAGTGGTGTAGTACTTCACCAAACAATCTTTCTGCTCAGTAGTGAGTAGCTTACCATACTTTTTATCAAAATTCTTTAAAGCGATACCTAACGCCAATTGTTCTGTTTGTACTTGTTCAGTGGGCTTATCAGTATGGTGAGCATTTGCTTCTTTAATTCTCTTAGCTTCCCTATTCTCTACTAAATGCTCAAAAATATTCTCTTCACAAGTAGATCTATCACGACTCGTAAGGTATTGGCCACCCATATTAATATGGCCTTCATTAATAAGAATATTGAAACTGGCAAAAAGTTTATAATTAGGAACACTTACTTTCATAATCTGTTTACGATCACAAACCTTACTTATTTCTTCTAATAACTTACTATTTTCATTATAAAGCTTTTGAGAATTAACAGTTTGTTCATATTCCTTAATTAAATTGCCATAAAAACGAGTAGCATAATAAGGGTTTCGTGCCTCACTATACAACAATTGTGAATAAATCCTATAAGCCTTAGAAATTTCTGTTTCAGCCATAAAGTTTTTCTTTATAACAGAAAAGATTCCGGCTGCGGTTTTATTGTGGCCTTTAGAAATCTCATTTAATACTGCATGGTTTAAGATTTCAAAAAGAATGCCAACATTACGCTGTTTACTATGTTTCATACTTAACCCCAATATTTTATAGTATCGCCTAAAATAAATATATTACTACTTAACTTAAATTAATCCTCTTTAGCCTTCATTAACGATAAAGTTGATTCTTCTAACTTATTTTCCGCTTGATCCTTTATAAGATTACCCATCATATCATTCATTACATGGTCATATTTCATAATATCAGAGATGGTTCGATCAAACATATCTTTTTTACTTCTACGATTTTTTGCTTTCTTACGAATAAAATCAAGCGTCTTTTTCATCTCTTCGTTTTCTGGATCATTAAGTTTATCTTCTAATTGCTCCGACTCACCATCTTCATTAAAAGCATAATTCTTAGGATAGCCAGGCAACTCTCTTGTACCAATAGGATCATAAGGCATGGCATCTTGAGTGTATTGTCTTGTGGTATTTTCTTCTGCTGAATCATCACCACCTGTTTCATCTTCTTCACCAGCGCCTTCTTCACCTCCACCCATCGGCGGTGCGCCACCACCGGCCATTGGATCAGGTTGTTCACCCATCTTTAACTGCTCAATAATATAAGCTTCGTGCGCTTCCTTCTCAATCTGTAAATTAATATCTACAATTTCAGAAGCCGAGAGTTTTAACACTTCTTTTTGGATATAATCTAATGACAACAATGGAGAGTCTGCCATGTTGCTCGCTGTATCAAAACGACTACCCATCAATTCAAGGTGCATCATTTCCGTAACCGTAGAAGGATTAGTTAATCTTAAATCAAAGTTGTAAATGGAAGATTCATCATACCCACGCAAATAAAGGTGGACAAGTGATATCTTCGCCAATTCACTGACAACAATCTTTTGAATGCGTTGAATAGTTCTCGCAAATTTAATATCCTCCTGTGCTAGTGTTGACTTACCCGACAAGTCTTCTTCAGCAGTAAGATACGACTTAGGTACACCCAACGAAATAAACAATTTATTTTGTAAGTATTCTATATCTTCAATCGCTGCAGCATTTTCACCACCGGGCAATGTTTCAATTCTACTACCTCTATCGCCACGAACCGGAATGAAGAAGTCTTCAAGAATAGATTCGGGATTGTATCTCATGTCAAGATTACCATTAGATTCTTGTGTAACCGCAATTCTCTTTAGCTTGTCTCTTGCATTCTGCATGTAAGAGTCTACATCTCTGGGAGGAATGTTTCCAACATCAACATAAAACACTCTGCGCTCAGGCGCTCTACTAATACGATAAATCAACATCGCATCTTCTGCCATTAACAATTGTTTCCAAACCTTACGAGAAGAATCTAACACCGACCTACCATAAGGTAAAAATCTATCGTCACCTAAAATACGCAAGTGAGAAACTTGATAGTTTTCAAACACTGTATTACCTTGAGCAGTCCACTTAAATCTTAAACTATTAGGATCGTTGTTGTATCCTTCTTCCCTTTCAATCTCACCCACCGGCATTGCAATTGCACCTAACACACCCTCCTTATCAACAATATCTAGTAGATTAAACATATCACCATATTTGCACATATTTCTAATCCATGTCCAAAGGTGAAAATCTAAATCTAATCTTTGATACAGCAACTCTTCTAACTCATGTATGATTTTATCATCATCTGAAACAATTTGTATTATCTTCCCATCTTCAGCATACGTCATAGAGTCATCAGCATAAATGTCTAAGGCTCTTGTAATCTCCGGATAGTGATCCATCTCTTCATAATCTTTTACCCTCTCTAGTCTCTCTACTCCACCAACCAAAGATTGCTGATATAAAGCAGATGATGCTCTTTGGAAAGTATCAAAGGCTTGTTTTTGCGCTCTGATTCCGGGGCGCTCCGTAGGCACCTTATAAGAAGCCGAGCCACCTTTTAGTATTTTCTTTAGTATATCAAATCTATCTGCCATCTTACCTTCCTTTATTTAACCGTGGTTGCATAAAACATAACTATTGCTATAATTACCGGAATCAATCCACCAATTCCGCCCCATACACCAGCCTTAACTTTTAATGTAGCTATATCAACTTGTATTTGTGTAAGCTTATTTTCAATACCATTAAACTTATCATCATGGTCATCAAGCTTATCTATCACCATTTTTTCGTACTTACTCCACCCATTATTTTCAGCCATTAACTCATCATCCATCGTAAATCTTCTCGTTGGCCATTGCCAGTGTCAAAGGTAAAGTGTTCTTCCATTTTTTCCTTATCATTTTTATAGATACCAAACTGATAAGGTGTAGATTGAAAGTTAAGGCCATTTAATAGTTGCTTCGTCATATCTTCATCATGGTTATTAAATTTAAGAGTAGTTGACCTTACATACATTCCAATAGATAAAGACATTACAAGATCATCGTTGTAACTTGACATTGCCTCGGGTTTGCCATTATTAAATATAAAGGTTTCCAACTCATTCTGCGTTCTTTTTGAATGTAAAATAAAATCATGGGTTCTTAAATCTTCTTCCATACGAGCCACACAAGCTGGTCTACTTTTCATACTCATCGTAAAACCAGGTACTGCATTCTTTGGTACATTGTAAGGATCGTAATGTAATTGATTAGAATTACCTTCATGTATTCTAGTTAAATCTTTTATAGTCCAATACATATTTTTATATTCCATCTCTATGATTTTCATAACCACATGATGGCCCATAGAAGCATTTTCAACCACTATGTATGCATTATTATATTGAACGGCTGTATTATGAACAAGATGAGCGTAAACATCAGTATTAAGTTTACCCTTATACTCTGCAACCTGCTCATAGTTTTCCACATCAATAACATGAAATGCAGAAAAATCATCACCATCACCTCTTGCAACATCAGCAGAGAGTATGTATTGTTTATCATAGTCGGGATATTTCCATATCCAAAGATTTTTATCTACCCAAGTTTTTTCTTCTGGTTCTCTCATAAATGGTCGAAAACCATTATCTGCTTCTTCTTCATCATTAGGATGTTCTTCGTACCAACTTAAGGCTTTTAAACTAACTACATTATTACCCGATTGAAGAAAGTCACAATCATGTTCTTGTGCAAAAGCTTGATCACCTATTTTCTTTCTTTCATTTCTACCCCACTCTTCATCTCTATCGGGATGAAAATGCCATGGCAAATTGATAGGAGTAAAGGAAATATTTTTATCACCTACTCTTTCACTAACGCCAGCTTGAGCCTCTATATAACTTTTATGAAACCAATTACCAATACCATTTGGTGAAGACAACACCACACAATCACCACCTGTTGCTAATGTAGGTTGAGCAGCAGTCCAAATACCATCCATCGCCTTAATAAAAGCTGCCTCATCAATAATCAACAAACTTAATGCTTCTGAACGAGCAGCATCTTGAGCGTTAGAACCAGTTGCGCCTGCTTTTATTTTGGAACCGTTTGCTAACTCCATACTTTGACGATTGTCGATAGTTACTTCAGATTTTAACCAGGGGGGTATTTCATCTAAAAAAACCCTTACCTTATCCACTAAGTTAGTAGCTGTGTCTCTTTTAGTAGCAAGAATAAAAATTTCCTTGTTCTTAAAAAAATTAGCCATCCAACCTGCATAAGCAGCACACAGAGTAGAAATACCTAATTGTCTTGCCTTTAAAATAATATTGTATGAGTTATCAAGAAAACTTTGTAAAGTCTCTTCTTGGAAGTCCCAAAGCTCAAATGTCAAAAGACCCTTAGTGGGGTGGCGTATTTTACCATACTTCTTGATGAAGTAAATCGGATCTTTTCTACATCTTACGTATTCTTCTGCTTGTTCTTTATCCATTCTTACTTCTCATGGTTGATGCCTAAATAAGCCCGGTAAAATACCCATCGTATAATCTTGTTTCTGCCACCATCCGTTTGCCTCTACCTGTTCTTCAAAATCAGGGCTTCTTGCATTAGGTGGGGCAATCATTTCTTTAAACCCTATTTTAGCTGCTAAATCTAAAAACCATTCTTTGCTGCACAGAAAAGGGTTATTACTCCAATTTGCATATTGACATGACATACGCCATAAAACAGTTTCACCTTCTTCATCTATCTTTTCACAAATATCAGAATTATTATAACCAAATTTATCTTCTACTGCAAAACCTATCCACCAATTCTTTTCCGGACAACCTTTCCGACCAGTATCAGAACCATTATCATTTCCTGTAAAATCAATCTCGCCAGCCCAATGTTTAGCCTCGTTAGAAGTATGTATGTAATCTTTTACTTGGCGATATTTTATAATATCTACATTATCTTTCTCAAGATTACGGTACCCTAACTCTAACTGTTTATAAATATCATTTTTATCGGACACTAATTCAAAATCATTCTCTAAAAACAAAACATATTTTGTATCACACTCCGCTATACCCTTTACCATTCCCCACCCGATACCACAATTTACAGGATGGCCACCCCACTCAAAACTTTTATAATCATTTTCTATTAAGCTAATATCATCGTTGGCTATCTCGTTGAAAAAGACGAAGCAGTCGCCAACCATATCAATCAAACCATTTTCTTCATAAGACTTTAAGCTTTTTTCAAGCTTATCTCTGCGACCATGAGACAACATGACCACACCAATATTTTCTAGCTTCATTTATAAACCTTTCTTATACAAATGCTGTAGTATTAACTGTCGGGCGCATCCTTCTGGCATCAGGTGGCGGATTAGTATTATAAGTTGGAAATGCTCTCCCATCATCCGGATATCTATCTTTAAATTTAGATTCTAATACTAAGACATTGTTGATGTTATCTAGTATAAAAGTTTTAATTGTTTTATCTTTTGTAGAATCCCAAGCATACAGATAGCCATCCTTTATCTCATAAGGCTCTACTATCCTTACTACTCTTTCAGTAATAGTTCTATTTGCTGGTTTTTTCTTGGAATATAAAATACGAATAAGATTTAACGAACCTATTGCACCTTCTATTTTTAATTCATTTGCTGAAGAAATAGCCATTAGACTTCCTTTAGTTTAAGGATCTTATAGTCTGGCTCTAATGTATTCTCCAATTCAGAACGAGTCATTTCAGTTTCTATTTCTAACCCAACCACATATTCTACAGAAGGGTTGTCTTGAGCTTCAGGATTAATAGTATCTACCGCCCCATCTTTTTCCTTATTAACTTTAACGCCTAAAACATTAAAATCAAACTTTAATTTTTTTAATTTTTGATCTTTATTCTTTTTTGTAGCAAAAGGTATTTGTAAAATCATTTTATAAGTTTTAATATTTTGCTCTACCCCATCTTCATCTTCTTCCCGCTCCGCTTCCGTTAAAGCATTTACAAGCGTTGCTTCCGTTGCTCTAAAACTATCTACATAATCATCACCCCATAACCTATAACGAGACATAATAATGTCTACATCTTTTTCGGTATCTACATCAGTTAAATCGTTAATGACTCTTTTTATATGGGGTCTATCAAAACCAAGATCAGCAAGCCGCACCCATATCATAGACTTATATCTTTCACGCCGCTGCATATTATTCTTCTTAATAGAAGAAACATACATTTGAATTAATTCACGAATATCTTGCTCGGACAATAATGCTTTATGTAATTTCATTTTATTCCTATATAAAATAAGTTATGTGAGCCGCCCAAAAGCGACCCACATATTTTGAAAGGGCTTATTAGCCCACTGCGGTCTTTATGTCACCAAAAGTTTCCGCTACCTTTTTACTTCCACCGCTCAGCAATCCAGCAGTAAGCACTTGGCCTAAGACCGAAGTCTCTCCGTTGAACAACATTGCTACCAAGTCAACTGGCGCTTGATTGGCGATTAGAAAAGAAACACCAACGGCGATAGGAACCTTAAGTCCCTTACCACCTAAGAGTTTCGTGTAATACTTCCACCCAAAAAGCGTAGCAAGTCCTCTTTCAATAATAACAGAAAGAGTTATTAATAGTGCAAACACACTAGCTACGTTTTCAAGAATAGGTCCAAATTCCATAAATAGTCTCCATTTACGTTATAGTTTTCTACACTAACCATTATAACGCGTGAATGTCTTTCATAAATATATGTAAATAAACTTATACGACCTTATCAAACACTCCGCCCGTAGGATCTAATTTCAATGTATTATATCCATCGCGTCCCCAACCATCTTGAGGTGGAATTTTATTTAACTCTTCCATTGGAGGGTTTTTTACTGGCTCACGCATATCAGTAAATAGATTTATTAAGCTAATACCTATTTTATGAGGTGTAAAAACTCTTATTTCAGAGAGTTTCATCTATTTTCTCAGGCTGTGAAGTCTATCTGTCTACCAGTTTTAATATCGGAAACTATTCTATTTAAGTTTTCTTGAGGTTTTTGTGCATTTGAAAGACTACCCAACAATGCAGTTTTATTTGTATTTGATATAGAGTGATGATAATCTTGTTCCAACGTAAGTTTATTTTTCCCTTCTATTCCCGTTACATTACTCAAGTATTTAACGGGTTCTGCCCTTTTTTGAACAATCAATTCATCTCTCCTATTTCTTTTTTTTGAGTCGAGATTTTTTCTTTGATCCCTTATTCTTAGATGAGGGCTTAATCCCTGTAATGCTCCCACTGCGGCGCTCAACATTACATTATTCGCTTCTTTCGTTGCTGTTGTTATCTTCAATGTACTTGTCGATTTTGGTTTTGTGCTTATTCTCATCGTATCTTCATAAACCCCTTGTAATCTGTTTGACCACTTTTTAAGTAAATCATCTGTGGTGCGCGTTGAGATTTTCCCGCTCGTGGATTGGGTTTTACAAGGTCATAATACAAAAGACCGTCATCACTTTTCTTTATAAAAGCCCCTAATGCTTTTTTAGCCGCCGGTGATGCATCATTACTCCATTCCGCGGAAGGTGTACCATCCCCATCATCAACTGCGAGACGAATGTGACCATCAAGAAATGCCTTCCCATAAGTCATTCCAGTATCTGCGAGGTAATCTTCATGCCCACTTCTCATCTTCTTGACCTTTCCATTTGGAAGTATCCAATATTGGGTAGTGGTATACATGGCCTCTAATACATCTTTAAGTTTCATTGTGTTTTCTCTTTACCACTTAAGTAACCAGCAATGATACCAATCACCCCTGTCACAGCCATTTGTAAAAGATTGACCACACTTTCATCTACCGGCCGATGCTCTTGCAGAGAAACATAGAAGTCGCCAAGTACTAATATCATTAGTAATATCATAAGGCCCGAAGTTAATATTAAGCAAGTCCAGTCTTTTATTGTTTTCAATTATTGTCTCAAGGTTTGGGCCGTTTGAATATTTCAGCAGTTCTCGTATCAAAATAAGTGCTGTCACTAATATGAGCAAATCTACCATTCTGAGCATTTTTTATTTCTAACTCAATCAGTTCACCTAACAATGAATTTATTTGCATCTGATTTCTTACCACCTCTTTATGCATCTTCATAAACCTTTCCATGCGAGATGCTAGTCTTTCTACTTCTATACTTCCGCTACCTCCATAATAACTTTGCTGTGCGCCTTCTTCTTGGGCTGTCACACTAAAAACAAGAATAAAAAGTAATGCTGCTGACGCTATAATATATTTAATTTTTTTCATTATTTCACCTTTTTGCTTTGTAAGACGTAAGTACCACTCTTTGCAGATAGAACATTAAACCCTAACCCTTTGGCTAATTTTTTTGCCATAATATCATATAACTTTATTCTACTTGGCTCCTTGGCTGTAAAAGCAATAGCTTCTGGTTTCGCCCCTTGGGCAAACTCTTTAAACGCTACTAAAGCTTTATTAAAAATCTCTACTGGCTTTCCAGCGCCCGTAATATCGTGAGAAAGTTCCGGCTCTGTTTGATAAAAGCCAACTTCCCACGTTTTCTTTTTATCTATCTCTTTATCAGTAAGAGGATACACCATAGACGCGTCTACCCCTTTAAATGCAGCAAACATAAACTTCCTAGTATCGCCTTGTCTGCCACTAAACCTACCACTAACGGCAAACTCACCAACCCACCTTTTGGAAGTACGCTCATCCCACTTAATTTTGCCCTTTGGCTTTGTAAAGACTTCAGTTAGTTTCATTACTTTCTAGTAGAGTTTTAAGTTTCATAAAAAAATGTCGTATGGGGGAAAAAATTGGGTCCGCCCGGATTTTGGAATTTGAGGTTTCTCAATTATCTCTCCACTTTGTTGGACGAATAACGCTCTTCACGCTTCTTTTCTTGTTTTTCAAACTCTTCCACTTCTTTCTCCATAGCAATAAGACGACTCATTAACTCATCTTTATTTTTTATTAATAACTTTATATTTGCATTAAGTACTGTTTTTTGATTCTTTACTTTACTTAATTCTTTCCGTTTATTGCGTTTTTCCTTCTCTACTAACTGCCACTCTTTCCTCAAACTTGTTAACCGAGATACGCTAAATATTTTTGCTCCAAGCGCTGCTACGAGCAGAAATCCACTACTAGCGAACCAAAAGTCAAAAGACCCCATTTACTTTACATACCGAAAGAGTCACCACATCCACAAGAATTTTTTGCAGCGGGTATCTCTATTGTGAACCCTGCGCCCATCAGCCCGTCGTGATAATCCAATGTGGCATCATGCAAAAACAATAAACTTTTGGGATCTACTACTATCTTTACATCTTCAAACTCTGTAACCATATCCATCGCTGTAATGTCTTTAGCATCACAAAAATCTAACTCTTTCATAAATCCAGAACACCCACCACCCTTTATAGATAAACGTAAATGCGTAGTGTCAGCATCACGATTTAACGAACCCATAAGATCTCGCCACTTACCTATAGCTGTTTCTGTCATTATCATTATCTGCTCATTCCGTACTTCTTTTTCATATCCAGTTGTCGTTGTATCCATCTCTTAGCTATAGGGCTTTTCACCGGAGTTTTGATAAACTTATTAATAGTGGTATAAAAGCTTTTTGGAAATATAATAACGCCAGCCTTAGGATCTCTTTTAGCTACTCGCTCTTCAGAATTATCAATGATTTTAAAATTACCTTTAAATAAACTTTGAAACTTACCCAAGTTCTTTTGTACATCTTTCCAAATCTTTTCTACCATCTTCTCAGGCAGTTTTCTATCACGTTGAGCATTTCTCTGTAGGGCTATGTCTAGAGTGGTATTAATATAAATCATATAAGTATCATAGCCTAATCTCTTTAGTTCATCATTCTTCTTTTTTATCTTAGCGTAATCATCACCTGTACCATCAACCAATAACCCCAAACGACCTTTAGTATACAATTTTTCTTTTGTTTGCTTTACTCGTTTAGCTTTTTGACGAGGAGAATCTTCGGGTTCAGTAAGTTGATGAAACTCTTCATCACTCAAACTACCTAAATCACTCGGATCTACGCCAGCCTTCTTTAAAAAATACTCAAACTCTGGATCAGAATTGACAAGTTTAACTCCGCTAGGAGCAAAAGACATATCCATTTTACTAAACCCACCTTTGGGAATACCTAGTAATTCATTGGCGACAAAAGATTTCCCACTGCCAGGACCACCAGCTAAAAAGATTGCCTTAAAAATACCAGGATCATACACACCCTCGTTTATCATATCGGTTAACTGTACAATATCTATTAATTTCATTTTTTACTCCTTATGTGTCTCTATGTCCGGCTCTATAAAACCATCCAAATGCTACTGTAGCGCACCAGACCATCACACCATAGACTGCTTCGTGACTCCACCATTCCATCCAAGCACGACCACCAGGAAACCCGATCACCTTCCATGTTTCATATAAAATTGTAACCCCTATAGTTGCTGCTCCACTCCAATACCCAGCTTTCTTTGCCTCATCAGTAGCCTTTTGTTTTTTTGTTAAACGAACCAATTGTTTACTTGCTACTTTTGCTTCATTCTTATACTTGTGTTTATCCTTAGCAAGCGATTTGCTTGTCGCATTGGCCATCTGAGCCATTTTTTTATAATTTATTATTTCATTTCTAGCCGACTCATACTTTTGTTTTAGTTCAGTAGGCGAGGCTATTCTTTCCCACGGAGGATATCTTTCCACCACAGTTCTCCTATGTTATATGGCAAGAAGAACCTTTAGTAGAACAACCTTTAGTAGAACAACCCTTGATATGGCAAATTATTTATACGTACCTCCACTTTCACGATAATGTTTTTCAGCATAACGATTTTTTGCAGCACTAGAAGCTTCACCAAATTTTCTTTTGGCAGCTCTCTTAGAAACCTTCCATTTCTTTTTATTTGTAGGAACCCCAAAACTCGCAATCAATGCAGCATCTTTCATTTCTCTACGAGTAATTTTAGGCTTACATCCCTCTGTTGTCAAAACCATCTTTTTAATTTTATCCAAATTATTTGACACTCTCTTTTTTATCTTAGGAGACAACCCCTCTATGGATTTAGTCAATGCAGTAAGAGCATCTTTGATACGCTTGTTGGGTGTTTTACCCTTATCTTTTAAACTACCTACAATATTCCAACCTGTCAAAGCATCTATAATATTTATGGGCCCAGTTAATATACTTAGAGTGAGTGTGTCTAACTTAAAAAAGAAATCAATTAATTCTTCTTTAGTTGCTTTTCTTTTTACTAATTTTTTTAACTCATCTCTTGCTGGTCTATCGCCACCTTTAGCCTTTATAGCATAATAAATAATTTTACTAATGTGTTTACTAACCTTTGATAAAATGGATAATAAACCACGCTCATTACCACCCAACTTTAAACCAGCCTTTTGAGCAGCTTGTTTAAGCTTGCTTCGCCAGTCACCATCAGCTTCATTAAGTTGATGAGGATTTAAAGACATGAAGATAGCTAGCTCTAGTAGTCTTTCTTTATCCTCATAAAGAACTTCATTTAACTTCATCGTATATATCTCTCAATATCCCTAACACTAGTTCCTGCTCTATCCAATCTATCCAAATTCTCATCGGACTCTGGACCTGTCAACATATTTTTAATTTGCTTCTTCATCTTAGCAGTAAGTTTTATTTTCTTACTCTTCCCAAAAGAAACGGGTTCGGACACAGAAACCCCACCTGCTGCTACATGAGGTTCACCCCACTTAGGCTGCAATTGAAACTTTACACCATTCCATCTTGTACCATGCGCTGCTGATTTTGGCTGAAGCATAAGAACGATTTCACCTTTATCCAAAAAACCTCCGGTGTATACATCACCAGCAGATGTTTCTTCATCCTTTGCTTCTTTTATTAAACTAATTAGTTTCAT